ATCACTACAAACTCCAAAACAATTATAGGCCCTCAAATCGGATATGTCAACTCCCATTTTCACTTCTGGCATAACTATAATTGATCTGGGAGTATATGCTTTTCCGGGATAAGTCCAAATATAATTTCTACTAGTTAATGTAAAATTATCCTCTTGATGCCAGAAGTAGTTAAAACCACTTGTACCACTAGAGAATTCATAAAGAGCATCTATATTTTTACAGTGTATCCAAATATTATTTTTTCTTGCTCCTAACCAATACCAAGTGATCAAGTATTGGGGATCATCATGACCCAAATACAATTCTCCAGTTTGCCTCTCATACCGAACATCAATTTCTACATCGTATCCGGCATCAATTGCTGCATCTATGTATTCTGGTTTATTTTCCATCAAGGGATTGATTCCCTCAAAATTACCGCGATGTGCTATAAGTTTCATTTTCATTAAATATAGAACTGCTTAATTCATCGTAACTAGACACTTCATATACATTTGCTCCACTTGCATAAGCTGCAGCTTTTCCAACTTCACTATCTTCAAAGATAAGTGTTTTATCAGGAGAAACTCCCAAAATTTTCATCGCCATTAAATAAATTTCGGGATCTGGTTTTGGTATTATTTCCTGAGCACTTAATACAAGATCAATATAATCATGAATATCTAAAAGTTCAATAACTTTATCTATAAAACTATACCTTGCATTAGATGCAAGTGCTATTTTAATATTAGAGTTTTTTAATTTATGAAAAAGATCTTTAATTTTAGTATTACAAATTACATTTTGATCAAATAATTCCCAAGAATATTTTTCCTTCAATTTCCAAATGTCTTCAATATTCTCATAACTGATTTTATTTTCTTCTGCTAGACTTTCTAATTTTTTTCGTGTTGGAATTGTTCCAAAATTTTCATCTTCAACTCTACTATAAGTATAACCATATTCAGCAATAGCCATAGCAGTTGATGGGTAATGTAAATTTTTACTATTTACAAGAACCCCATCCACATCAAATACACACAATTCAATATCAATCATGTTAACCTCTTACTGCATGAGCATTCATGGGACATGGTACTAAATCATTTATGGAAAATCTTCTCAAGAAAGATCCCATTTTAAAGGCTTCTGGAGAAGGTTCCCAAATTTCTTCATAAACATCACCTACATCAATAAATGCATTTTTGGCCCAATTAATATACTTTGTTCCAAAAAATTGAATCGTATCTGGAAATCTTGAATGATGTCCGGGAAGATAAAATTTACTAGAATCACACTCTTCCAAATTTGGAAAGTTTTCTAAAATCGTATCATAACGAGCAAGAATTACCCACTCATATGATTGTTTAGTTTCTGGACATTTCCTATAAGCATCAAATAATTCAGATACAATCTTAATTGATTGAAGCTGTGATAAAATATTACTATAGTTGCTTTCGTTCCAATGACCTTCGGGATGTTTATTAGTAAATTTTTCATCAATATAATATTTTGCATTTTTTGGTAATTCAAATTTAGTTGGTTCATCATGTTGAAGAAGTAATGGTTCATATTTTTCACAGATCAATTCCAATGCATTTTTAGGAATTGGACATTTGGAAATACGAGACCAAGAAGAATAATCGTATTCTTCATTAGATTCTTTCCACCAAGTATGGCAGAAAACATCAGTATCATATCTCTTTAAAATAGATTCCTTATATACTTCTTCAATTTTAGGATTATCAATAAATCTCGGTTGTCCAAAAAATAATAGTGCTACTTTCATACAATAATACCTCTATAGTTTTCAAGGAAATAGTTTAAATCTTCTGGAGTCCCCAGACCCCACATATTTTCAACTGCAATTTCTTTAATCCGAATTTTTTTACCATCTTCAATTGCTTCATTATAAACTGGACAAACATAAAATTCGTCATTTGTACGAATATCTTTTTCAATCATTTGTTCAGCATATTTTACATAATCCGAACCATGTTTCCAATAATAAATTCCAGCAGTTGCATGTTCACTAATTGGTTTCTTTTCAGCAACTTCACATACATAACCATCATCTCCAAGTTTAGCAAAACTCCATTTTGGATGAGTGGCTGGAAAAGTTACAATACCACCATCAACATTATCATTACTAAATGCATACAGGGTTTCATTACTATCCCATTCAATCAATTGATCCGAATTAGTAATAATAAGTGGTTCTTCATTATCAATAAACTCTTTAGCCAAAAGAGTTGTACATGCTGCACCTTCAGTTAAACCATCCGTCATAACAATATTGCAATCCGGAGTTAATAGATTTAAAATATATGAAAGGTGATATTTGTCATAATGTTCTTTCTGAACCACATAAGTATATTTTGCCTCAACATTTAAACCCTCCACAACAACTTGAATCATTGGTTTTGTGCGAACTTCAATTAAAGGTTTTGGAAAAGTATATCCAACTTTTGCAAATCTACTACCGGCACCAGCCATGGGAATAAGAACATTCATTTTTTCAGATCTCCAGGGAATTTTGTTTTGTTTTTGTGCATTGAGAATTCGTTTAACTCTATTGATTTTTTCCTGAGTCAAATCATTACGATTATCAACAGCAATTAAATGACTTTTACTATCAGTTGCTCCTTTTCTACCAATATGGCTATCTTCAATTATAACAGTATTTTCCGGAATAGAACCAAATGCAATCATACACTTCCAATACATTTCTGGATATGGTTTATTGCGTGTTACGTCTTCATTGCTCACAAAAAGATCAACAAATTCTAATACACCCAATCTAAGTAAAATTAATTTAACAGTATTCCGAATACTATTACTAGCGACAGCAATATTAAATCCACACTCTTTAAGTTGGGAAAAATATCCCATTAATTCATAATCTTTATTAACCTGTTCTGCAAAAATAACTAAAGTTTCTTCTTGCTTATCTCTCCAAATCTGTTCATATGATTCTGGGGGTAACCCTTTATTTTTTGTAAGTATTACTAATTTATCATTTGTTGGAAGCCCATCATAAACACTTACATGTTCTTGACGAGTAATGACAAATTCTGATCCTACTTTAGATAAAGCTCGGTTTAAAGCTTCATAATGAACATCTTTACTATCTATAAGAACACCATCAAGATCAAAAATTACTAATTTACTCATTATAAGTCTCTGTAAAGTTTTGGGTAAAATGCATGTTTATGAACCTTGAGTTTATTTCTTCTAATATTCCAACCAAGAAGACATTCCGGATTTACCAATGAGCCTTCTTCACAAATCTCTTCAAAATCTGGATATAGTCTACAATACTTCATCATTGTATCATAATCACCAAATGCAAAAGTATCACCTAAAGCATAATCAGTATGACTTTGAATATCTGTAATATGAAGTCCTGAAGAATCATAATTAGACAATTTACCCAAAGGTTCAACGAACCAATTGTCTGTCCGTGTTCTAATTACATAATCATATTTTTCAAGTTTAGAATTTTGAATATATTGATTCATCAAATATGAAGTTTTATACAAGCTATATGCTTGAGAAACAATATTATTGAGTGGGTGATAATATCTAGGATCTGAATGAATTGTATCATGAGAAAATTCTTTTGGCAACTCCCAAAAAATTGTTTTTATATTTGCAACATTATTAACAAATTTAATCAAAGGTTCATCGTTGGTTTTCCAAAAATGAGCAAATATATCTACTGTACTTCCCACATTCGGAGCAAATAGAAATTCAATATGATTATCAAAACATTCTATAAAATTTCGGGGTTGTCCCGAATAAAGAATAGCAATACTAGACATGATATTTCCGATTATCTTTAGACAGATGTAGAAGTTTTGGTTCAAAATCGCAATATTGACCAAATACTTCAGGAAAGGCATATTCTGGGTGAAGAGTATTTACCTTATCTTGATTCTGAGAAAAGAATTTATTTAAATGACTCTCATCATGCCACTGAGCAATTACATTGTTTTTCAAATCAGTTTCTATTCTTTCATGTAATGTATCAATCATCTCAAGAACTTCTGGTACTTTTCCCCCCCAAATACATCCTTGATAATAAACAGATACATCATCACCTTCTTCAATTCCAGCAGAAGATAGTGGATTAGTATCAAATGCTCCCGGGGGATTATCATGTGGAGGCATTTTTAAGAAGTGGCATGGATGATGAACTCCAAAATATAGAAGTTCTTCTTTGAAAAAATCTTCAGCTAGAGTTTTAGATACTGGAATCAAATCAGCATCTAAAAATACAAACCAATCATTTTTTTCAATTTCTTCTCTTGCACTTTGAAGAATCTCAAAACGTTTCAGTGTGATATATGGCCAGTCTAAATGAGGTTGTTTATATGTTTTGATATCTTCGGGGAAATCTCCTTCACCATCAGTAAAAACTAAGAACGTTTTTTCTGCATCAGGAAGAAAATTTTCATTAACTTTCTCATACCATTTCGGTAAAAAATTGAGGTATTTACCAGTTCCAATAAAACTAATTGCGACTTTCATCAAATAATCTCCCAAGTTTCAGGTAATAAATCTACAGTATCTAGATGTTCTAAATTTGTCCCTCTAAACCATCCAGAAGGGGCTACAACCTCATTGTTTTCCGATAACCAAGCTCCCCACCAACTAAAGGAACTATTTGCAATAATATGATCAGAACAAAGAGTCATTAAACATAAGTCGGTATAATTTGAATTTCCTTCAGAAACAAAAAATCTATCCGAAGAAAATAAAGATTGATTTTTACACCATATAGGATCATCTGAAAAAACTAAAACATTTCTATCAGAATCAAATTTACTCAATGCCTCCTCATAATAATCTAAACTTAATGTAGTATGATTTGGATTTGTTACATAATCAGTTCTTCGTACATGTAGTGAAATTGGATTTTCAATTTGCCGAATTGCTTCTACGCAGGGATTATGAATTTCATCCTTGAATGCAAAGTCTTGTTTAAGTTCATTTTTTACATTTATAAAATACTTTTCAGTTTGAAAATAACCAACAAGACATACCCAATCTGGACAACTATTAAAAAGATTTTGATCAAAACAAAATCCTGATTCCTGAATTACAGGTCTGGAAAAATCAATATACTGAACATTTAATGGATTTACAGTTTGCAATTTAAAGGGAACGAGCAGTTGATGCTCCTCCCATTCATCAGAAGAATCTTTAAAATTTGAAGGTGGAATACAGTAATTATATCCACAATTTGCAGCAATTCCTTTTACCGCTGCATATTGAAACATCTGATTTGCTAATCGTTCCTTTCGTTTTCCCAAATAATTAATTCCAATCATCTGTTTGTTACTTACATGATTAATTATAGTCAGAATTGTAAAAATGTCAACCCCAAATGGATAATGGTTCTGCTGGGAATTGAACCCAGATGAGCCCCTTATAAGGAGGCCGCATTAACCATTATGCGACAGAACCTCAAAAAATTAATCTCGGTTGCTTATTCGGATTAATTCTTCATGTTCTGATACTGGAAGAATAACAAAATCACAAGATCCTCCTTTAATTAAAAATGACTCACCATTTTCTACTCTTTCAATGTAGTCTTCAAAATATTCCTGGAATTCCCCAAAAGTAATTTCTGTCATTTATCTGTTTAAAATTTCATTTTATTTAGTAATTTTAATCCGAGTGATTGGATTTGAACCAATGTCCTCTTGCTCCCAAAGCAAGCCGTCTACCGCCGACTTATACCCGCGAGGTGGGAGGGGGGATTACCCGACCAGGGCGCTTTTAATGTCATCCCGAGACAGTTTGGGTCATTTGACTCCACCAGGGTACCTTTTTCAGTCAGGTCCAAGACTAATTAAATTTATACTTTGGGGGTTGGAGTTTGCCAACCTTCCTAACGAATTTCAAAGTCCAATTTACGAACTTTTCTAGCTTTTCTAGATTCTTGAAACATCATATCATCTTCAGTTAAATGGGAGGTTTTTGGCAATTTAACTTGAGAATTAATTATTACTACTTCAGATAAATCTTTCGCAGTTATTTTATCTCCATAGATGGTCGTCATATTCTGACAACCACATATTTGAGGTTTGTTCAGGGATTCCAATTCGGTGTTGCAATTTTTGCATCTGATTTTTAACATCTCGTATCATTCCTTTAATTTCGTCTAACTCTTCATGTATGTCCTGATGATGAAATCTCAGTGGTTTTTGAATAAGTTTATTGAATATTTTCTTTTTCATTTGGTTATTTATAATGGTGAAAGAGCGGGTAACCGGAATTGAACCGGTGACTCCAACTTGGAAGGATGGCATTTTACCCCTAAACTATACCCGCAGATGTATTTTTGGTGGGGGGTGTTAGAGGACCCCCCCTTAAATTTGGTGACCCTTAAAGGCCACCAAGCGACTCAGGAGGGATTTGAACCCCCGACCAACTGCTTAGAAGGCAGATGCTCTATTCCGACTGAGCTACTGAGTCATAAATTTACTATACCAAATACTTAAAAATTTGTCAACCCATATTAAAAAACTATTTTGACTGGGGTATTTACTGGTGTTCTTTCAAAAACCCATTGAACATCTTTATCATTCATACGAATACATCCACCAGAATATGGATGACCTAAAGGTCTACTGGAAAGATTTGGATGAATACAATGTGAAGGATATTTATCCAAACACATTACATAAGGAACATCTTTAATATAATATCCTGGACCATAAAAATCTGTGACTTTACGTTTTAATGCGATTTTATCTTCAGTAATCGGCGTAGGTGTAGATTCTTTTCCAGTTGAAACCGGAAAGGACACAACATTACCTGTAGCAGTATGTGCATAAAGTTTCTGTTGAGAGAGACTTATAACAATAGTCAAAACTGTGTCAATCATTTTCATTCTCCAAATGAGTTTATAAAGTTTAATGGGGGGGAAGATGGCCAGTCTTCCCCAGTTGAATCAACCTTCCATATACATTTTATTTGCATAACGATATGCAAAATTGGTACGAGCACCATGAATACCCCAACCAATCCAACGATAAGCAACATTCATATAACTATCAATAGATTTTCCAGGAGATTTCATTTGATATTCAATCTCTTTCCATTGAGGTTCAGTCAACATATGTTTGAGTTGACCTTCCAAGGATGATGGACTGAATCCTGAACTACGAGCAACAGAACCTAATCGGTAGTATCTGTCACTTGAAGTCCACTGAATTAATCCATAACCAGCACCACAAGATTCGTATCTTGTAATCGCACCACCTTCACAAATGTTTGGAATAAAATCACTTTCTTGTTTGATATTACCCATAATGGTGGCGAGAGCATTCTTATCTTTGATACCTTGTTTTTGTAGGTATTCCAAAGTATAAGCTTCTGTTTGATTGCAGCCTTTACATTTCCAGACCTTTTCTACATTTTGTTCAGTGATTTTCTCCGTTGTATTTAATTTCAATGGTCTGGGTTCTTTTGAATCCTTTATGTAATCTTGAATTACTAACTCAAGAGAACTTTTAGATTCAATTGGCTCGTGAGGAGCACTAATTGGCAACATCAATGGTGAATTGAATGCTGTTGTAATGGACAAGGCTGTAATTGTTGAAATTAGCATTTAAAAAAATAGAACTCTACATCCGTTTAAGTGAAGGAGAATTTCCTCCCCTTTCGGGAAAGGCATCACCCACGGCTCTAAATCGCACTCAAAATCTCATGATAAAAACCAATTCTTAAGAATTGATTAAGCATACTATAGCATGTATTTAGCCCCCTGTCAACCCCCCCAGCCAGATCATCTACAGAATTCATATATAAGTGTAAAATATTGACTATGATTATGTTCAAAACAGAACACTGGAATCATGATTTTGTTTTAGATACAAATAATTTTTTTGGATTTGTGTATTTTATAGAAAATAAATTAAATGGAAAAAAATATATTGGGAAAAAACAATACTTCAGCTATAGTGGTGGAAAGAAATATAAAGAAAGTGATTGGAAGAAATATACTTCGTCTTCAAAACATTTAAATGCAGATATAGAAAGTTTTGGTTCTGATAATTTTTATTTTGAAATTCTGTTTGAATGTAAAACAAGAGGAGATTTGACATATGCAGAATCAAATCTTCAACATAAAAATAATGTGCTAACAGAAAGAAATCAGCTTGGAGAAAGAATTTGGTATAATGCTTCTATAGCTGCAATTAAATTTATTCCAAAATTGCAGCATAATAAAGAATTAGCAAAAGTTAGTTCAACTCCTACAACTGAACAACCTTTAACTGATGAAGAAATTCAAAAGAATTCAAATAAAATAAAACAAATGTGGGAAATGAGTATTAACCAGATTTAACTCATTCTCTCTTCCACGGAGCAGATATACTTATATCATCTAAACCTTCTACTTGTGAGGGTCTTTCGGTAATTATTGGCTTAGGATCTTCAGACTCCCACTGTTTTTTTATTTCCTCTACTTGCTTATCAACACTTACCATTTCCCTCTGGACTTTATATTCAATTACAAATTCCTTCAGCCATGAAATAATTGCAGACAGCAAAAATGAGATGGGTGGTTTTTGACTTTCCGCCCATCTCTCCAATTTTTGAATTAAAGTTTCATTTTCAGGATCTAAAACAATCTTAAAATTCCACTGAAATTTAGTCGGTGTATCCATCATCATCCTCACAAATAAATCCAAACATGGATGGATTTGATCTATAAGCTTCTGTATTTGAATACACTTCAGACTTCAATTGTTCTAGTAAAATTTCCAGGTTTTTGATAATAACCTTAAGCTTATCGTGATTCATAGTTTAAACTCCGAGAATGTGTCTTTTTTCAAATCTTGTTTGATTCCACCAACGACATAAGACTCAACCTCAGTTTCCTGAGGAGCTACTTGAAGACCCTTAGATGAAATCCAATGTTCAGTCCAGGGAAGTGGATTATTTTTAGCGGCAATATCATAGATAGGCTTAATACCAATCGCCTTTAAACGACGATTCGCAATCCATTCAACATAATTGCCAAGCAATTTATCATTTAAACCAATCATAGAGCCATCTTTAAACAGATACTCTGCCCAAAGTTTTTCTTGATTCACACATTTTTTAAATGCCTGAATTACCCATTCCCCTTCTTCTTTGGCAATCTGCTCCATTTCTGGATCATCTCCATCACGCCATTTGTTGAGAATGTTTTGAGTGATGACAAGATGCTGATTTTCGTCTCTTGCGATGAGAGAGATAATTTTAGCTGATCCTTCCATGAGTTTGAGTTCACCAAAAGCAAAGCTACAAGCGAACGAAACATAAAATCTAATACCCTCTAAAATGTTTACATTTGAAACTGCACGATAGAGTTTTCTCTTCAACTCCTTTCTTTGGATCTTCCCAAGTTCAACTCCTTCATTTGCAAATTGCCAAAGATTGGATGATCCATATGAATATGCCGAATTAATAAAATCATCATAAGCTTCGGTAACTGAAGAAGCTCTTTCTAGAATA